GCGCCAGCCGTGCCATGACGCTGGCCGGTGCCTGCTTCTCGAAACGCGCCAGAATCGCATCCCACATCGTCTTGCCCTCCCGCCTGATCATCGGGAGAGTTTACGCAAACACCTTGAAAGGGCTGCTGCTCAATGCCGAACCGCTGATGCAGGTCGAGCAGCAGGCGCTGGCCGTCGGCATCGTAGATCTTGCCGGTGACGGCGCCGGCCCGCTGGAAACGGATGGTCGCCTCGAGGCGGCGGCGCTGCTTCAGCAGGCGCTTGCCGACCAGCTCCATGACGGTTTCCAGCTCGGTTTCGGTGCCGAAGGCACGGATGCCCTGCACCTCGTCGGCGCGAATGGTGGAGCGGGTCGGCAGGTGCAGGGTCTTGAACGGGACGACGTCGCGCTGCGCGCCGGTGGTGACCTCGGCGGGCGCGCCGCGCTCGCCGGCCGGCACCAGGGCAAGGCTGTCGTTTTCGCGCTCGATGAACACGGAGGTGGTGTTGACCCCCTCCTCCTCGAACAGGGAATCCAGCAGCGCCGGCACGCGCTGGCCCTCCGGGCTGGTGTTGATGGCGTTGGTCAGGCTGACGGCGCCGAAGGCGTCGCCGTTGAAGATGTCGAGGCTGGGCATGTGGCTCTCCTGAAACGAAAAAACCGCCACGCGGGCGGTTTCGGAATGGGTGCTGGGGTTAGCGGACGACGATGCCCAGGGCGAGCAGGTCGGCGGTGGCGTCGGTATCCAGTCCGGTGAGCTTGGCGCCGACCACTTCGGCATCGCGCATCACGACTGCGGCCGGCTGGGCTGTGGCAGACACCGGCGCGGCCGCGTAGAGGATGGCGACGGCGGTTTCGGTGCCGTCGGTGGCTGCGGCGCTGTAGGGCGCATATTCGCCGCTGGCGGTGACCTTGCCCAGCAACTGGCCGGCGGGCAGAGCCACGGCGGTGATGGCGAGGGTGACCTCTTCGCGGGAGCGCTGGCCGTTGGACTCGCTCAGCAGGAACTCCGCGGTGCGCTTTGCCTGGGTCAGGATGGTCATGGCTTAGCCTCCGATCTTCTTCATGGTGCGGCTCCAGGCGGCCGCGGTGTTGGCTGTGCTGGCGGCGCCGGCAGTCGGCGGCGTGGCCGGAGCGGCAGCGGTGGCGTCGCGCTTGATGGCGGCGATGCTGATGCCGCGGTCCTGGGCGGCCTTGAACAGAGTCAGAGCAGTGGCCTCGACGGAGGCACCGCTGTCGATGGCGGCGGCGATCTCCTCGTCGAAGCCGGCGGCGGCCAAGGCGTGGATGCCGGTGATGCGCTCGCGCTCGGCGGCGATCTGGATAATCTGCGGATCGGTGCCGGCGGCGATGGCCGCCTGCAGCTCGGCCGTGGTGCTGACGATGGTCATGCTGGGTTTCCTCTGGGTGGCGGCCGGGCTGGCCAGTTCGGTGAGCAGGGATTCGAGCGAGCCGAGGCGATGGGCCAGGCCGGCATCGACGGCGGCAGCGCCGACCTTGAGGCCGCCGAAATCGCCCATGACGGGCACGCCTTCGGGGTCGACGGCGAGATTGCGGGCGACCTTGGCGACGAACACCTCGGCCAGGGCGTCGATGCTCTTGGCGACCTCGGCGCGGCCCTGTTCGGTGTCGAGATCCGGGCGCTTATTGGGCGCGTTGCTGCTGGTGATCGTGTAGCGCTTGATGCCGTCGGCCTCCTTGCGGATGGCCACCTCCACCACCACGCCGATGGAGCCGAGCAAGGCAGTGTCGTCGACCACCACCTCGTCGGCCGCGCTGGCGATCCAGTAGGCGGCGCTGGCTCCGGTGCCGCCGACGTAGGCCTTGATCGGCTTCCTGCCGCGGGCGGCGTGGATCATGTCGGCCAGTTCGTTGATGCCGGTCGCCTCGCCGCCCGGGCTGTCGACGTTGAGGACGATGGCCCGGACCTTGGGGTCGTCGAGGGCGGCCTGCAGGTCGGTGGCCAGCTCCTGGGTGCTGGTCGCCCCGCTGATGCGGGTGAACAGGTTGGCGTAGCGCATGATCGGCCCGGTGACCGGAATCACCGCCACGCCGTCGCGCAGGCTGACGGCGCGAGTGTTGTCCAGCGGCTTGCCGAGCCGGGCCTCGAGGGCTTCGGGGTCGCCCTGACGATCGGCGATGGCCATCAGGGTGTCGAGGGCGTCGGGCAGCATCAGCCAGGGCCGCGAGGCGGCCAGCTCGAAGGCGCGGGGCATGGTCATTCCTCGGCGGGTTGCGGGGGTTCTTCGGGTTGCGGCGGCGCGTTGCTGAGGCCGTCGCGGCGGCGCTGGTCAAGCTCGCGCTTGCGCTGGCGGTAGATCTGCTGCCAGGTCTCGCCGGTCATGGCGGCGGCCTCGATGGTTTCGTTGCTGACGCCGATCTCGATGCGCTTGCCGGCGGCGTTGGCCTCCTTCAGCTCGTCGATGGCGCCCCTGGCCGGGCCGATCCAGATCGCCCGGGTGTAGGCGCGGCGAAGGGCCGGATCGCCGTAGCCGGGCGCCCGGATGCGGCCACGGGCGACGGCCTCGTCGATCAGTAGCTCGTAAGAGGGCTGGCAGAAGTCGCAGACCAGCCACCAGCGGCGCATCTGGTAGGCGCGCCAGGCCTGCAGCATGCCGGCCCGGGCGGCGCTGTAGCTGCTGGAGTAGTAGAGCATCAGCTCTTCCATGGGCAGCTCCAGGGCGGCGCCGATCTCCTTGACGATGCTGGTGAAGAACGGGTCGAACTGGGCATTGGGCCGCGCCGGGTTGGCGATCACCGGCTCCTCGCCCGGCGCCAGGTCGACCACGGCGCCCTCGCCCAGCTCCACGGGCGGCTGGTCGAGGGCGTCGTGACCGCCCGTGCCGTCGCCCAGGGCCGACAGCGGCAGGTTGCCCTGCTCGAAGGCCTCCCCCTTCTTGAGGAACACGGTGAACATGGCCGAGATGATGGCCGCCATGAGCTCGGCGCTGCTGTAGCGCTCCAGCTTCTGCAGGGGCTCGAGCACCGGCGCGAGGTACGGGGCGCCGCGCTTCTGGCCGGGGCGGTCCTTGTCGCACCAGATCTGCAGCACCCGGCGGCGGCCCGTCTCGGCGCCGAAGACCGGGATACGCTGCCATTCCAGCGGCTGGCCGGCGACGGGCTCGCCCGGATAGCCGGTGCAGATGTGGAAGGCGACCGGGGCGCCGTGCGCGTCGAACTCGACGCCGTTGACCAGGTTCGTGCTGTCGGGCATGCCGTGCGGGTTGCCGACCCGGTCGGTTTCAATCAACTGGATGCGTGTGCTGTAGAGCGTGCCGGGGCGCTCGATGTCCGGCGTGGTGGCGAAGGCATCGCCGCCGACCAGGGCGGAGACCAGGGCCAGCGCCTGCAGCTGGTAGTGGTTGAGCGTGGCCTCGGCGTCGCACTCCAGCGGGCTCTCGGCCCACAGGGTCCATTCGCGCTCCAGCTGGGCGTTGAGCCGCTCGCCCTCCTCCTCGTCGATACCCAACGCTTCCCAATCCACCTGCGGCCGGCAGATGAGGCCGGTGCCGACCACGCTGGTCCGGTTGCGGACGATGGCGGCGCGGGCGATCAGGTGGTTGCGCATGGCATCGCGCGAGCGGGCGACCAGGGTGGCGCGCTCGGGGGTGTTGAGGTCGCGGCGCGGGCTGCCGAGACCGGGCACCCAGCTGGCCATCGAGCGCAGCACGCGGGAGGCGCCCCGCCAGCGGGTTTCCACCCCGCCACCGCCGCCCTGGGCACTCGGGCGCAACTGCTGGCCGGCGAGCTTGACGGCTTCGGCCAGCAGGCGCTCTTCGGGAGACTTGCGGAACAGGCCCATGGTCAGATCTTCACGTAGCTGATGCGGTTGCGGGCGCCACGCCGGGCGAGTTGCTCGGCGGCGACGTCCCGGACGTACTGCGCTTCCAGCGCGCGCAGGCTGCCCAGGTCGGCCCGGCGCAGCTCGCGGCCGTCCTTGCGGACGGACTGGCCCTTTTCGAGGATGTCCTTGATCGCCGCCCGGACGTCGGCCAGGCGCTGTTGTGCTTCGGTCATGGGGTGGCCTCAGTAGGTGGCTTTGCTTCGAGTGCCTCGACGAGGCATCAGGCGGCGTGGTGGAACTGGCGTTTGCGCCTTTGGCGCGGGCTCTTCCCCGGCCGCCGACTGCTGGGTGCGCTCGGCGAAAAGACTGCCCTGCGACACTGCCGAGCGGAGCTTCGCCCAGTCCTTTTCCTGATAACGATGCAGGCCGATGTAATGGGCCATGGCCAGGTTGTAGACCAGCAGGTCGAGCGCCTCGTTACGGTCGGCCTTGCCCTTGACCCACTCGATGCGCTTGTGGCCCTTCACGTAGCGGGCGATCTTGCGCTCGGCGACGGCCTGGTCGTAGAAGTCGTCCGGCAGATCCTGCGAGAAGTGGATCGCGCCGGGACCTTCGCCCAGGCCATAACGGTTGTAGATCCAGTCCTTCGCCGTGTCGGTGCCGATCATCCAGAGTTCGGAGCCGCCCTTGTGGACGGTTCCCTTCCAAGTGACGTCGACCTTCGAGGGGCGCTGGGCAATGACCGGACGTCCTGGCCGGCTGGCCCCGCGGATGGCCAGAACATTTCGCCAGCGGCGCAGACGGGTGAACTGGTAGACCTCGTCGGTATGGTGGCCACCGGAGTCGATGGCGACCGCACAGATCGCCAGCTCGACACCCGAGTCGTGGTGGTAGCGGGCCTTGAGCTTCTCGTCGAGCAGTGCCCAGGTGCGCTCGTCGGCCGGATCGCCCATGACGACCTGATGGTCGACGACCCAGCGCTCCATGCCCTCGCCCCAGCCGATCACCAGCAGTTCCAGGCGGTTGTGCTGGGTATCGACGGCCGCGGTGAGGATCAGCGCGCCCCGGGGGGCGCTGCCGAGCGGGTAGTCTTCGGCGCGGGCCTTGAGTTCGCTGGCCTTGGTCATCTCCTGGGCGGCATCCCACAGGCGCGCCAGGCGGGTGTTGTAGAACACCTGCATAGGTTCGAGGTCGCCCTTGTCCTGGGCGGCCTTTGCCTTGTCGTATTGCTTGGCCAGGCCGAGCCAGCTTACCCAGCCCAGCGGGGCGTACAGCGCGTTGAGGGTGAAGCCGACGGTCTCGCCGTCGCCTTCGGCATGGCCACGCCATTCCCCACGGGCCAGCATCTCGCCCTTGTGATGCTCGTCGATCAGGCAGCCGCAGGTGCAGCAGAGGTACTGCACCTGGCTGTAGTCGTCGCTGTACTTGAGGTTCTCCCACTCCAGGGTCTGCATCTCGCCGCAGTGCGGGCAGGGCACGTAGTAGTGGCGCTGGTCGCTCTGGGCGAACAGGTCGGCGATCCGCGAGGCGCCCTTGATGGTGGGCGAGCTGGAGAAGTAGATCTTGGCGTTACGCCCGAAGGTGCTGGCCCGGGTCTCGGCCAGTTCGATCGGGTCGCCTTCGTTGTCGACGTCGACGTCCCAGCGGTCGACCTCGTCGCCGTAGATGTAGCGCGCGGCAAGCTCGGCCAGGTTGGAGGCGGAGCCGGCGGTGGTGGCGTACAGGGTGCCGCCCTCGAACTCCTTGGTGTCCATGGTGTTGCGCGAATCGCGCGAGCGAGGCGAGGCGACCCGCTCGCGCAGCACCGGGGTGGCGTCGATGGTCTTGCCGACCCGGCCGCTGACGCGCTTGGCCAGGGCCAGGCTGGGCAGCAGCATGAGGATGTTGGCCGGGGCCATGTGGATGCAGCCGCCGATCCAGTTTAGGGCGATCTGCGTCTTCATCAGCTGCGAGGCGACCATGGTCACCACGCGCTTGGCCGGGTGGCTGGGCGAGAGGCAGCGCATGGGCTCCCGGGCGTAGGGCGTGCGCTCCGTGCGGTACGGGCCGGGCTCGGCGGCGCCGGTCTCGCGGGGGATGCGCATGTATTCGTCGGCCCATTCGTCGACCCAGAGTTCCGGGTCGGGCTGCAGGCCTCGCAGGTAGGCCGAGCGGTACTGCTCGGCACCGTCGGCATACCGTGTGGTCATAGCGTCAGTTCGGCGGCTTGATGGCGTGCTCGAGGTCGGCGGCGCTCAGGCGGTTGGCGTCCTCGAGGACGCGGCGCAGGCCGGCGGTCAGACGACGCTCGAGCTCCCAGGGATCGCTGATGGCGGCCAGCTCGGCGCTGATCTGCTTCGGCAGGCCGAGCAGCAGGTCGCGCAGCAGGCGGCCGGTGGCGAAGGCGGCGTTCTCGACGGCCTCGCGCTCGACCAGCTCGCCGTCGCTCTTGCGGGCCTCGTTCTCGGCGAGACGCGCCAGGTAGTGCTCGCGGCGGGCGCGGGCTTTCTGGAAGTCGATGCCTTCGTCCTCGAGATGATCCAGCGGCGGGGCGGCAGGTGCCAGGTGGGCGGTCACGCCACGCTCGACGCGCTCGCGCTGGTGGCGCTCGGCGACGCCGGCCTTGCTGGGGTCGGCGGTGCGCAGCAGCAGGGCTTCGGTGGCTGGCACGTCGACCTTGCCATCTGCGGTCATAACCAGCCGGCCCTGCCTGGCCAGCTTCGAGACATAGGGCTTCGACCAGCCCTTGTGCGCCGCGAACTCGGACTTGCTGAGTGCAATCATGACGACACCTGTTAACCGTTCACCCGCAGTCGTTAACCCGTTAACCCCCGTTAACTAACTTCCAGAGCCAGCCGCTACCGCGTGAACGCGGTTCGAATTACCCGTGTAGGGGGCCGGCCCGGGGGAAGGACCCACTCTCACCGGGGCCAAGCCTGCGGCCGGCGCCTGAAATTGGTCGGCAGTCTGCCGGCCAAGGCGTCGGTGACGGCCTTGTCGACGTTGATCGCCAGCCGCTCGTCCGCCACGCGCCGAACGATCCCATGGAAGTCCAGCCGCTGCCGGTAGCTGGGCTGCCCGACGAAGGCCAAGACCATCCGCAGCGTCCTGCCCCGCCGCTCCGCGATGCCGATCGGCACCTTGCCGCGGCGCATGACGAAGAACGCCCTGGCGTGCCCCTTGCGGAACGACCGCCAGTTGTTCGAGGCGTCACCCGTATAGCCCGGCCGGTTCAGCAGCCGCAGCCCCGACAGGATCTGCAGCATGAGCCCCCGGCTCATGTTGCCGTAGGCATCCAGGCGAGCCCCTTCGGCCGGAACGACGAACCGCCCGGCCGGCAGGATGCCCCGCCGCCTGAGCAGCATCTCGCTCTTCTTGTCGACGCGAGGCCCGCCGAACACCTGCGGCGCGACCCAGTCCTCGGGCGCCTGGCCCTTGGCGTTGTTGTCCTTGTCGTCCTTCACCCAGATCGCCGCCTCCAGCGAATCGGGCCTGGCGTTGAGGATGCGCAACGCATTCAGAGTGAACGGCGTCGGCCGGTCGAACACGCTTTCCATCTCGGCCCGCAGCGCGATCCGCGCCTGGTTGGCCGTGTGGTTTAGCGCATCGGCCAGCGCCCGCTTGGGCAGATCGCCGGCCAGCCGATCCAGCGCGGCGAACGCCTCATCGAGGCCGAAGCGCCCGATCGAGAACACGGCTCACGCCTCCCGGTCCGGGCGCGGCAAGTCGCCCAGCCCCGCCCGCTTCGCCAACCACCGCGCATACAGCCCGCCGGCCACATCCGCGCCGATCACCCCGACCACGATGCCCAGCCCGCCGGCGATCAGGTGGTTGCCCCACAGCGCGACGGCGAACAGCATCGAGGCGATGCCGAGCAACGCCGAGGCGGAGAAGCGCAGCACCACCCGCAGCAGGATCTGGCCCAGGGTCAGGTTGCCCCGGGACGCCCGCAGCATTTCGCCGGACAGCCCGGCCATGGAGATCAGAACCAGCATCCAGAAAGGCATGTCAGCCAGCGTGTGCTGCTCGGTCGACATCAGCGCTCCTTACCGATCAGACGGAACTAAACAACCACCGACTGAAGTCGGTGGGTTAGTGAGTAACGGACTGAAAGTCCGGATACGCGTCGGCTGAACGACGCGTCGCTTCAGTCCGGCTCTATCTTGAAGTTGTCGTTCGGGTTCGG